GGCTCAAGTCCTTCCTGCTCTCTTTGTTCGTCTATGGTAATAATCTTTGCACTATATAATGCTGAGGCAACTTCTGCATCAAGCTTTTTGTCGCTTTCTACTACGTCGTCTGCTTTGAAGTACATATCGGGTATAATCATTCCGTGATACTTAGGTATCAATTGATTAGTCAACACTTCCGCTTCTAAGGCCACTAAAGGCTCAAGGGTGTACATTTGAAACACCCTCATTGCTTCTGCTGCGTTTGCGTTTATTGCGTCCTCGATTCCAACCAAAGTCTTGGGAACGCCGAATATTGCAAGTATCTGATCTCTGAACATTTCGATTGAACGTGCATAGTCCAAGTCTTTTGGCTTCTCTGATATTGGTAGCCATGTAGCGACCCTATTTAATACACCAATTTTTCTGGCGTTTTGTACACCTCCAAACTTTTCCTTTAGCTTACTCTCTACGAGGTCTCTTTCTTCTGGGCCAGCACCATCTATAATCATGAACCCTTCTGGTCTGCCTGAGTTACCGAACACGTTCATATTATATTTCATTCCTAGCTCTACGATATTATGAGCGTATCTGGCGGATTGAAGTGGAGAATGTCCCTTGTATATGTCCTTCGGATTAGCTAATTTAAACGCTATTACATCGTTAAAGCTTAGGTCTTGGTGTGATCCCGACCCGGTTCTATAAATATAGTGACTAGGTATTCCAAACTCGTCATAAGCTAACGACATCGACTGTGAGTCTAGTATATAGAAGTCGGCCTTTTGTTTAGGCTGTTCGCTTTCTACCATATACCAGAACGCCGAGCCTGTTAGCTGTAATGTAGCTTGGGTGATTCTTCTAGCCTCGTGGTAACTCATTAACGGGTTAAAGTAGTACAAGTCCCTAAGCATTGAGCTGTTCTTCTGTGTCAGTTCTGTAACCTCTTTGCCCTTTTTTTGATACAGCTTTACTTCGCTTTTTGAAATACCATCCGTGATAGTCCTAATAGCCTTATAAGTCCAGTGTTCATATTGATCGAGGTATTGAGTGGACGGCGTTACTGCGTCCCATGTGTGTAGAGAGCTTGATAATTTTCCTATGTTAAATTCTGGTGATTTGCCTCTGAGCCTGTCAATTATTCCCATAGTTAGACGAAAGATATTTCGAGCGGTATATAATCTTGCATTATCCTATTGAGTAAGGCTAATGCGATGACCATATCATCGTGCATACCTTCTGGTGATGACATGATGACGTTACCTGACTTCGTTAATGTATACTCAAACGATTCAAGTTCTGATATTAACATATCATTTTTGGGAAAAAATATAGAACTATTTTGTAAACTTATTGATAGGTTTTCTATCAGCTCTTTCTTAGACTTTGCCGTAAACTTAAAGGGTATTATATTCATTCCTGCAGACTTTAGATCGTCATAGATTGCATCGCCTACACCAGTAGAGTCCACGATAGTTTTAGGCTTGCCAAATCTACCCCATAGCTCGTAGATCATCTTTTTCTGATATCCCCAATCTGTTTGGTTAAACCTTTCAATGTGGATAACCTCCTTCGTCTTGGAGTTGCCAATCATTATGACCGTAAAGTCATCATACTTGGCAAGATCAATAGCCATCAAGTCACCATCCTTTGTTCTAATTTCCTTAATACCGTCCTGAATGTTACGAAATATAGAACCCGTGTTTTCTAAGAACTCGGCAAGATATTCTTGCTTCCAATTCATAATAGGCGTGGTCTTTCTCTTTGACTCTATTTCGTCCTTGGTCCAATATGGTGAATCGTATACTGAAAAATGGTAGTTGGGATTGGTTACTGAAAGGTTATGAAACTTATTACGTCCCTTTGGCGTACCGACAACCTTAACCCTTGAGAACTCATTCTTGAACATCGGAGACAGCGTAGAGTCCCACAGTGATGGCTTCTTTAGTATAATACCGGCTTCATTTAATACAGCACGATAATATGCCTGTCCTTCAAGGTTCTCTGGACGTTCTGCAGAACCGAAGTCGATGTAGGGACGTTGGTGTTTAAGTGGTGGCAAGTGGAGAATTTTCTTCTGTGCCTCCCAATGGCATAGTTCCCAGACGGGTTTTAGTATTTTCTTAAAAACCCTATCAACATACTTGTCTATATTTGCGTTAGTGGTGTCGACCCAGAGTCCTCCGAGGTTATAGTTTAACTGTTCTTCTTCTGTTGCGGTGATTAGTTCTTCTGTTAACCACTGACCGCCGTTATATGTCTTACCCACTTGGCGACCAGCCACAATGGTAGTGATCCGGTTATTATTAAATAGTGCCGGCTGTATAAGATCTGGATATGTAAAATTGAGGTCAATCGTTGCCACGGTTAGTAGTTACTTTTATTTCGAGGCTAGTATCCGATTTCTCTGCACGCTTATAGTTGCCGAACTTCATTTGTAATAGCTCGTAATATCTAAAGTCCTGTAAAGCCTTTTGTAATCCCACCTTGTCCAAATAGGGAATCATCTTCGCCATGCCTTCCTCCCACTCTTTATTAAACCACTCTACGAACCGCACATCCTCAAACCAATTATAGTAAGTGCTTCTATCTATGCCGATTTTTTCACACTCGGCAGTTATCGTGGGTTTTACTTCTATGTCTAATTTTGCACGCAAAAGTTCTATCATTTTGGGAGAAGGCTTAAAAGGTGTGGTAGCTTTGCCGTGTATTTTACCCCTGTGAGAATTAAGCCCCTTCGTGTTTGTGAACATCATCTCGCAATAATCGCACTGGATGGTTTTTAGTTTAACAGGCTTTACTTCTAGCTTTTTGGTCATTAGAACATTTTGATATTAATATTATGCTTCTTATTGATGTACTCCTGATTCTTTCTCATGAAGGTATTATACCCTTCTTGTGTTGCCTTATCCTCCTTTAGTGTGGCCTGTACGTCGTGAAAGAAGAAGGACGTGGTACACCTCAAGCATTTCTGGTTGAGTGCGTTTGCCCTTATTAGGTAATCGTCATCCTCAAAGTATGCAGGCACGAAATTCTCATCGAAGTCTCCAACTGTTTCAAATAGTTGCTTGGTTATTATAAAACAACTGAAGCTGCCATCATTTCTTTGCATCTCTACCGTTTGGGTTTTATGACTAGCGACTAGTCTTGTTGCTGTCTTCAACTCTACTATAGCATTAACGACAGTTGCGCTGATAATTCCTGCGTTTGTTTCTTCTTGTGCTTGGTAAAGTCTGTCTATGTTATTGATGTCTAGTAGGATGTCCAGGTTTGTTACAAGTGCCTTATCATACCCGTGACTAAATATATATTTCAGTCCCTTATTCCATGCCCTCGAGAGTATATTTTTGTCGTTGACCTCTTGGTGATGCACCATTAATCTGGGTCTACCCTTGTTAATTATAGCTACCTTGTATATGTATTCTTCGGGTAAGTAGTTGAGTGTTAGGTTCGTCTGCCTACGTAGTGCAGGCGTTGCCATATAGGGAACTACTAGCCATGCTTTATCAGGTTTCATTTTTGTAATAGTCGATAGTTAACTTAAGCGCCTTATCGAAATCGGTGTACTTAAACTCATAAGGGTTTACCGCTTTGACAATGCTTTGTTCCGGCTCTCCAAGTCTCATTGGTGTTGGTATTATCTTTGACTTACTCTTGGTCAGTTTTATAATCTTCTCTGCAATGTCCCAGACTGGATAAGCTGTCCCTGTTCCTGTCTCTACTCTGAATGGGAAGGTATCGTTTCTCATGGCCTCTAATTGATCCACTAATATAGAAGCAACGTCCCCAACATAGACCATATCCATCTGCGAGCATTTGTCTTTACCTCCATAGACGTAAAGTGGTTCATCCTTAAGTGCTGCGGTTATAAACGTCGGGATGATCTTTTTAATATTAGAAACCTTCTGTCTTGCCCCGAATGCGTTCAATGCCCTGACTATGTTCATGTTGACCCGTTTGCCTTTCTTTCTGCCGTTCTCAATAGACATAGCCATAAATCGTTCTATAGTGGTCTTAGTTATGCTGTAAGGATTGTTCATGGTGTAGTTACCCACCGAGATGTATGTTAAAGGAATGTTGTAGTTATCGCACAATTCCACAAGATTAAGTCCTCCTAGTATATTATTCTCAACAAACTCTCTACTTGACGACATATTCTCGCCTGTCCCAAGCATTGCGGCTGTGTGGATAACTGCGTCTATATTGTGAACCATTCCCGTTAGTAGCACTCTATCTCGTATGTCTCCGTAGTAGGTTTCCAGTCCTTCTAAATGTGTATAACTTCTGTGTGATCTCGCTAGTCCTATCGGTGTATAGTTGCGCTTCTTTAGCTCTTCAATAACGTATCCAGCTATAAAACCGTTAGACCCTGTGACTAATACTCTCATTTTTTATCAGTAAGAATTAAATCGTCAAAAATATCATCAAGGCTATGGTTAACTTTCCATTCTGGATAGGTTCTTCTGAACTTATTATTATCACTAACCCAATATTTATGGTCTGCGTATCTGTTAGTTCTAGTCCAGCAGTCCACCTTGATCCCTCTTTCTGCTAGTGTTTCTATGGCTTCATTAATCGAGATACTGTTTTCAATACCACCGCCCAAGTTATAAGCTCCAGACTTCGGATTGTCTGTAAATTGTTTAAACGCATCAACTAGGTCTTGCACGTGTAATTGGTCTCTTACTTGTTTGCCGTTGCCGTATATTGTATAGGGCTTTCCTTCTACTCCGCACTTAACCAGGTATGATAGAAAGCCGTGTAGCTCAACGCCTTTGTGTGCTGAGCCGGTAATACAGCCCAGCCTAAAGACCCCTATGTTCATATCGTGCATCTTTGCAAACTCCTGGCAATATAAGTCGGCACATAGTTTGCTAACCCCAAACGGTGAGTGTCCGTCACCGTCTATGGATAAATCCTCGTTAAACTCTTCGAACTCGTCCTCAAGGACATATCTGGTAGGCGTTTCCTCGTAAGTAAACTGGTTCACTACGTCCCCATAGACTTTAATTGTGGAGGTATATATGAATATCGGCTTATTGGGTAGAAAGGAACAATGACTAAGTAACGATAATGTACCATAAGCATTTGTTGTGAAGTCTACGAATTGATGATCAATTGAATAGTCGTGTGAAGGTTGTGCTGCACAATGTATCACAACGTCCGGCTCTCCAATGTTCTCTGCTAATTCGGTAGGGTTCGTTATGTCTGCGTTTTTAACGACTACGCCTGCTTTTTCCAGCTTCTTTTTCATGGCGTGTGTTTAGCCATCCTTACCAAATAACCTGCCCCTCATGTCGTTGTCAACACCGTAGACCTCGTGATCCTTAGCAAAGGATAGTGCAGATTGTGAACCTACTAATCCAAGTATTCCTGTTATAAATATTTTCATTTAACTTTTTTAATATCGTTTTTGAATTGATCCCTGATGTATTTCTCAAAAGTTTTTCTGTCTGTG